CGTGTTACTCTTTGTGTACGGAGTACATGTGTTGCGTGGTGTTGCGTGGTGTTACGTGATGTTGCGTGATGTTGTGTGGTTACGTGATGAGAAGTTAGTTTGAAGTAACCGATGTACATCTATTCTTATTGATGTGATTCTTGTAACTCTGTATTAATATTTAAAACCTTTCGCAATCCCTCTTTTGGATTGCTAATACAAAGTATTATAAAATACCTTATAACAACGCAATTAAAACGTACTAACTATGTAATACGTAAACCTTGATGTGCTGATGCATGTATTACGTAACCTATTGCAACTAGCGTTATGTAATGTGATGTATGTGTGGTTAGTGTGTGATTAACGTGTGATTAACGTGGGTTCTCAAACGCAATCACATCTCCCCTACCTCCAGGGGTGCATGTTCTGTTACATGTTGATTAACGCTTATCTAATGTGATTCACGTAATTACGTTACCTCATGTACCCTTACACACCCCCACCCCCATAAAAACCACTACTGCATATAAAGTCCAAAAGCTGAGGAAGGGGATATAGAGTCTCTACACAGGAACGTATGCCACACATAACCACGCAAAACACACGCAATCTACACGTATCCTCACATCACCTTGCGTATACCCTCCCCCCCATTATATATTAGGGACTCCTAATTAAAAGTTACTTGCGCATCATACTCTTATATATACGTTGTGTTGAAAACACAAATAATTGTAATACTTCTGTAATATTTGTAATATAAACTTAATATTAAGTTTTTGTAACATTTAAGAAAAGTCCTTGACTTTTACATTTTTATATGTTAAAATGAGTTATAGCGTTATAGCGTAATAAAGATTAAGAACATAAAACATAAAGAACAAGTTCTTGTTTATCTCATTACATTCGATAAACGAGGATAAAGATTAAATAAAAGACTTTCACATCAGATAAATATTTAAATACATAATATGTAATAACGTTTATCTGCGTAATAACGTTATTACGTTATCTTATAGTAATTATATAGTATTATACTCATCGGAATATTTATTGTCGCATATTCTCGTGGGTTCAAATCCTGCAATTCGTACAAAACCAATTTAATAAAAGGGGGTAACACATGAGTACTATTCTGCAAATCGCCGATGTACTTCTTACTATTGCGTTAATAATTTCCATATTCTTATTGATGCGTAAAGACGTTAATCAAGAAGTAACTCTGAATAATGAGTCTACACAAGAAGCACAACACCTCACATCATATGAAATAGAAAGACTTGAACGTGAAGAAAAGTTCGACGATAGAATTACACGTATGAAACTTGAACTCGCTGATAAGCGTCCTGTTAAACGCCCCAACACACCTGCACAATCACTCCATCCAAACGTACATAACCTTCCTCATGATGTGATAAGAGAGAATATAGAAGTACTTCCAGATGTGGAGTACATTGATTAGCACGCTTATAATATAAAGGGGGCTTTATTTTTATGGTTAAAGAGTTTTCGCAAATACTTGATAATTTATATAACATTCAACTTGATTTGGATAGAGAAGGTATGCCGTATTACTCACATTATCTTGAATCACAAGTTGCCGAGTTGCGTAAGATATTTGAGTTAGTAAGAAGAACAAAAAGGGGGAAAAATTAATGCGTGGAGATGGAACGTGGAAATTAGCATTAGGTATGATTGCTGATATACTTTATTTTAAAGATATTATAACATTAAATGAGTTAACTGATATAGAAAATATAGAAACACCCATGGATTTTCAAAAAATGATAGACAAATATGTTGGTGGTGATTACGATGGAGAACGATACTCGAAATGCGATTAGTGTAACTGAGTTAACTACACTCCAACAAAGGTTTGTTCATGCATATATGACAGGACAATATACAAATGCAAAACTTGCAAGTCTATTCGTTGTGCATCCTAATACTATAAGTAATTGGCTTAGAGATGGTAATGTGAAGTGCGTGATTGCGGATATGCAAAAAGATACTCATGATGCGGTTGGGACACAACTTAAAGCGTTAACACTTAAAGCGGTTAATAAGTTAAACTCACTCATCGATAGTCCGATTGACGGGGTTGCGTTACAAGCGGTTAAGGATATACTCGATAGAGGTGGGCATAAGCCGAAAAGCGAGATTAAAGTTGATAAAACTATTACTACATATGAACAAAAGATGCAACAACTCATCGGAGAGGTGCTTGATGTGGAATATGAAGATGTAGGAAATGTAGAACATGTAGGAAATGTAAAGGGGGAATAACATGAGTATCACACAGAAACAATTACAAGAATTATTAAAACCTTTTGATGAGAAAGAACGTTATCTCACCCCTCCTTCTGGTTTAAATAAAGAACAAATATTTTACTGGAGAATGTACCATGACTTCGCTTGGTATAGCGAAAAATTCTTAAAAATACGTAATAAAAAGAGTAAATTAGTTAACTTTAGACTTAACACCGCACAACAAATCATGGAGCGCATCGATAGATATTTCGTTGAGAATGGTATTATGAGACGCTATATTATACTTAAAGCACGCCAAATGGGGCTTAGTACTTATACAGAAGGTAAGATATATCATGAAACATCTAATAATGAGTTTACAAGAAGTATGATTATTGCACATGAAGAAAAAGCAAGTACTAATTTATTTAATATGAGTAAACTTTTTTATGAAGAAATGCCAGATGTTCTTCGTCCAATGAAGAAATATTCGAATGGAAAAATACTAAGCTTTGAGAATCCAGAAACAAATGATAAAGAGAAGAAGAAAAACCCTGGGTTGCGTAGTAACATAACAATTGCTACTGCTGGAACAGGAGAAGTTGGAAGAAGTGCCACTCCAACAAAATTACACGCATCAGAAGTTGCATTTTTCCCAGATGCGAAGACTACTATGCTAGGATTATTACAAGGCATTCCAGACGAGTTGGATACGTTGGTGATTTTAGAATCCACTGCGAATGGTGTTGGTGATTGGTTTCACGACCAATGGCAACGTGCTGTTAGAGAGGAATCTGATTTCATTCCAATATTCCTTCCTTGGTTCATCGACCCAACGTACAAGCGTGCCTTTCGTTCCTCCGCATCAAGACAACAATACTTTGACGAAATATCAACTGTAAGTTATGATATAAAAGGGAATAAAATCCATACATACGAATGGGAATTAATGCAAAAATTCAATTTAACTCTTGAACAAATGAATTGGAGACGTTGGGCAATCGCTAATAAGTGTCAAGGTGATGAGGAATTATTTCAACAAGAGTATCCTTCAACTCCAGAAGAAGCTTTCTTAGCAACTGGTAGACCTAAGTTTAATATTTCTTCGTTGAAGAAGTACCAAACGCTAACTAAATCTGGTAAGCGTGGCTACTTGGTTAATGATGATGGAAGTGTTCAATTTATTGAGGATGCTAAGGGTTATGTAACTATTTGGGACGAACCAGAACCTAATAAATATTATTGCATTGGTGGTGACGTTGCAGAGGGGTTGATTGAAGGTGACTATAGTTGTGGAGTTGTTGGTGAATCAGAAAGTTTTGATATTGTTGCTATGTGGCATGGGCATATTGACCCTGACCTATTCGCAACGGAGTTAGTTAAGCTTGCTAAATATTATAACGATGGGTATCTTGGTATTGAGGCTAATAATCACGGACTTACAACGCTTAATGCGGTTAAGAAGTTAGAGTATTGGAATATTTACTTCCAGAAAAACTATGACAGAGTTGCTGATAAATTAACTCAAAAGATTGGTTGGACTACAAGTGTAAGAACAAAACCACTTATGATTGATAAATTAGCAGAATTCATCCGTGAGATGTATGTGGGAATTTACTCGGATTTGATTATAAGTGAAGCATTTACTTATATTATTGAGGATAATGGCAGAACTAACGCGCAACAAGGTTGTTATGATGATACTATAATGGCAACTGCAATAATGTTACAACTACTTTTAGAAGGTGTTGGAGAGAATTATACTCCAGAAATACCTATTGATGAGAGGGGTACTTATAGAAAAGATATTATAGACCCACTATTTGAAAGTGATAGTAAGGGTATGGAGATAGCAGAGTAAAAGGGGGTGCAACGTGAAAAAAGCCATAGATAATAATGAGTCACTTGTTGCTGAATGGAACATGAAATTCAAACAAGCAATGATTGCAAAACAAGACTACACTAAACGCTGGTTAACGTATTTTGATGCGTATAACGGTGATTATTTTAAAGATGAGAGCCGACCAGATTATAAATCAAATCAAGTAAGTAATTTTATATTTTCTACTATTGAAACAATACGTCCCATCATACTTGATAACAATCCTAAATTCCAAGCACTACCACGTAAACCAGATGGTATTGGTAAGGCAGGAGATATGCAATATGCATTTGATTATGAGTGGGATAGGGAGGAAATGAATATAAAATTATACAGAGAACTTATTAACCTTCTTGTCATAGGTAATAGTATATTTTTCATTCCTTGGGATGGAGATGACGGTGAAAGTGGTAATGTTAAAGGAATTCCTGTTAATCCATTTAATTTGTTCCCAGACCCACTTGCAACAGGTATAGTTGATTCAGAGTACATTATTTACGCTACATACAAACATGAGAATAAGTTAAAGAAATTGTTTCCAAATCACGCTGATAAGTTTGTTGGTGGAGATATTAATTACTCCGAGTTAGTGTATGAAAATGATAAGTCAGCAACTAATATTACAAATCAAATACTTACTCTTGAGGTTTGGTGTAGGGATTGGACAACTATTGATGTGGAAGAAAAAGATGTGATTAAGAAGAAGTTTAAATATCCAAAAGGAAGAGTATTGACAATGTGTCCAGAAATCGGATTAATGTTGTCAGATAAGGACAATCCATATAGAGATGGTGACTTCCCATTTGCGTTGATAAAAGATTACGATATTCCAGGTAAGTTTTGGGGTGAAGGTGAAGTTAAGCAATTACTCTCTCCGCAGGAATACATGAATGATTTAACTAATCAAATTATAGATAACGCTAAAGCAACTGCAAATATGCCTTGGATTATCGATAAGAACAGTGGTATAGGTTTTGGTAAAATTACAAATCGTCCAGGTATAGTATTACGTAAGAATCCTGGAAGTGAAGTTAAACGTGAAGCACCACCTTCAATGCCATCTTATGTTGGAGATAAAGTTATGGAGTTTAAAGATGATATGGAACAAATCAGCGGAATTTTCTCATCAATAAAAGGTGGAAGAGAACAGGGTGTTTACACTGCACAAGGAATACTTGCGCTACAAGAAGCTGGTCAAGCTAGGATTAGACTTAAAGTTAAAATACTTGAGGAGTCCCTCGGTGATATGGCTACTAAGTGGTATAGTAGGATGCAACAATACTGGAAGGACGATAGATATATAAGGATAACTAACTCTGATGGGAGTTATGATTTTAAAGAGATTACCTCAACAGATTTAGAACATGATTACGATATAAAAATTACCGCAGGTTCTACCATGCCAGTTAATCGTTCAGCAATGCTTGACCTTATGATTAGGCTTGCACAAACTCCAGCGGAGGATAGTATGCCTATGGTTGATAGAGAAGCTGTTCTTGAATATCTTCCAAGTGGAGAGCGTAGAGGTATACTTGAGAGAATGAATAGTACAAAGCAACAAATACAACAGCAACAACAACAAGCGCAAGAACAACAACAAAAAGAAGAAGGTTTGTTATCCGCTATTGAACAAATAGGTGAAGTTGTTGAGCAAATGGGTGGTCAAATTGGACAGATGAGAAAAGAACGTGATAAAATGAAAGAGGAAGAAAAATCCAAACAAATTAGAGATAAGGGATATAATGAAGGCTATACCGAGGCGGAACGCATCACATCAGAAGAGATGAAAGGACAACCTCTTCAAGAAGAAATTATTAGTGGTGAAGGTGATATGCCTATGGGATTACCTCCAGAATTACTTGAAGGGTTAGAAAACTTAACTGACGACGAGTTAGCTATAATAATGCAAAAATACCCAGAACTCGCTGATATAATAAATAATTTATAAACTTGAATAATCAAATGTAGACTCACTTAGTGAATAACTATATTTGGACTCGAAAAAGGAGGATTCAAATGAATATTGATGAGTATCGTGCTATGAAAGCAGAAGCTGAAAAGAAAGAAGCTGAACCAGCTAAACAAGAAGAGACAAAAGAGACAAAAGAGACAAAAGAGACAAAAGAGACAAAAGAGGTTAATGAGGTAGTTAAGGAGAACCAACCAACAAAAAAATCAGAACAAACAACTCCTAATGAGTCACATCAAGAAGAACCTACTAATCCTGTCGAAACTATTGATGAGATTGAATTAGAAGGTTTTGGTAAGGTTAAGATTGATGAAGTGCGTAATGGTTATTTACGTCAATCAGATTATACTAAGAAAACGCAAGAAGTAAATCAACTTCGTAAAGAGGCTAATGATGCGTTAGAACTTTATAATTATTTAAGGGAGAATCCTCATATAGCACAAAAGATGGCTGAAGCAGATGGTGCTACAGAAAATGATGTAAAATCACTTTCTAAAGTTAATCCAGTTAATCAAAAAGTAGAGACTCTTGAACAACAACTTGCAGATATGCGGTTGGACAGAGATATTGATAGATTGTCAAGTAAATATGATGATTTTGAGGTAAGAGAAGTTTTAGATGTAGCTATGAAAGAGGGCATAAATGATTTAGAGAAAGCCTATAAACTTGTAAAAGCTGAAAAATTACATAAAACTCCACCTCAACCACAAGTTAATATGGAAGAGATTGAAAAGAAGATACGTGATAAAGTTTTAGCAGAGTTTAATGCAGAGAAAGAAGCTACACAAAGTATTATATCTTCAAGTGATGGTAAGCCACCTAAAGAGGAAGAGAAAATACCACTCTCTCCTGCACAACAACGTGTAGCACGTGGTATAAAATTAAGTGAGGATGAATATAGAATGTGGGCAAATGTGAAAAATAAAAAATAAGGTAATAAAGGGGGATTTAAAATGTCATTATTTAAAATGAATTTACAGTTATTTGCACCAACGCCAGTACAACCTACCGTAGATAATACATTTAACTATACTGATGCGGATAGAGATAATGAAGCTAATTTTGGTAAATTACTTGAGCCAGGTCTTAGAAAAATATTCTTTGAGACTTATGATGAATTACCAGAACAATATTCAAAGATTTATAACATGGATACATCTGATAAGGCTCAAGAGTTTGATTGGGGAATGGGTGCATTTGGAGATTGGGAGAAGAGGACATCTCAAACAGATGTAGTTGATTACAAAACACTTTCTCCTGGTTTAGATAGAATATACACTCATGAAGCATTCACTCAAGGTTTCATGGTTACTAGAGAAATGTTTGATGATGACCAGTATAAGAAAATGAAAATAATGGCACAAGCAATGTCAAGAAGTGGTAGGGCAAAAGTAGAAAAAGATGCAATGACTCCATTACTTAATGGATTTAGTGCAGATGTGGGTGGGGTTGGTTTATCAGCTATATATGATGGTAAAGCAATGTTTGCAGTAGACCATCCGTTACTTGATAGTGACGCTGTTGGTAATAACTTAGTTACTGGTGCATTAAGTGATGCTACGTTAAAACTTGCAATTAAACTAATGAAAGAGACTCCAGATGAGGCAGGAAATCTAGTACAGATGAAACCTAACACTTTAGTTATTCCACCAGCACTTGAGGATACTGCTAAGAGATTACTTAACTCTTCTCAAATCACAGGTGGTCAGTTGAATGATACAAATAAGTATTTACAAGAGTCTGGAATTAAAATAGAGGTTCTTGATTACTTATCAGATGCGGCAGGAGGAAGTGATACTCATTGGTTCTTAATGGACTCAAGTAGACATCAATTAAACTTCTTCTGGAGAATAAAACCAGAGTTTAAAAACACAGAAGACTTTGATACGTTTGTTGCGAAGTATAGAGGTTACATGCGTTACAGCTTTGGTGTATCTGATTGGAGAGGTATTGTAGGAAGTACAGGGTTATAATAATAAGCTAATTAATAATTAGGGGTGGGGTGATACTCCATCTCTTTTATTTTACAAAGGGAGGCTTTTAAATGGATAAAGACATAAAAGAAGTTGGAACGCCAGTTAATTATATGGAGAGATTACAATACGCACAGTTAATTAGGCTTGATGCAATATGTGACATGTTAAGTAGTATTGTCTCTCACATTGGAGAAAGAATTGCTGTTGCGGAGGAAAATGAAACCTACGAGGAGATATATGTTGATGATGTGATAAGTGAAGAAGATTATTATAAACACGTTAATTATAGTGAATTTACTGTTTCTCAACTCAAAGATATGTGTAAAGGTGTCGGTATAACTGGTTATTCCAGTATGAATAAGGGTGAACTAATTTCCGCTTTGAGAGGTGAGTAATATGGATTATGCAGAATTACAAAACACCGCGTTGTGGCGTTGTGATGAGAAATTAAGTGAAGATGAGGATATAGATAACGTTGTTGTTGATGGTATAAATGAAGGTTATCGCTTTGTTGCAACAATTGCTGATAAACAATTTAAATCAATGACGATACCATATGCAAAGCCAATAGTATTACCCTCTAATGTACTTGAGGTTATTTATGTTTCTTCTTTATCAAAGATACTTGATGAGTTGGATTACGATTTGAATAACAACCGATTAACTATACTTAACAAAGACTATCAAATCGGAGATATTGACATAGATTATTATGAAATACCAAGTAGACTTGTAAACCCTACTGATGTGCCAGTTGTTGATGAGAGGTTTCATTCTGCAATTGCTACATTTGGTGCATACCGCGTTATGCTATATAAGAAGAAGTTTGAGATTTCTGATAGGATGTTTACAGAGTTCAACTCGCAATTAGGGGGTGAACAAATTGAAGTATAGAGATATATATAAACTTGCTATGGATAAGTTAGGACTTAAAGAAGGTAATAGACGTGATGAGGATATTATAAAAGTTGCGATTAATGATGCGTATTTAGAGTTTTACAGTAATATAGGCAAACCTCTTGATATGGAATATGATGTTATGGAGAATAATACTATATACTTCCCTAAGAATGTTATACGTGTTATAGATGTATTTCATTCTAAACTTAAACGAATCCCAAAGGAAATGTATACTAGATACGCTGATAGAGTTGTTTTAAGTAAACATATAAGCCTTAATGAAGATGAAACCATTACTGTACGTGTCGTACAAACTCCTAAAGCATTAACTCTTGACTCTGATGTGCCAGATATACCTAATAATATCCATATGGGGCTTATGTATTATGCAATATTTGTTTATAATGATAATTTCCAATATCTAAACCGTTATAATTACTTCTTAAATATGGCAAAACCAGAATATGAACCTATTGAGGAAGAAGAGTGCGAACAGATTGATTGGCAGTAAAAGGAAATAAGGAGGTGTTATTATGCCACTTTACGAGGAAACTCTTGATATAAAGGCGTTTACAAATGGTATTGACCAAAGTGTTAATCAAAATCTCATTCCAATTACATCTGCATATAAATGTATTAATTGTAATATAGACGATGGCACGTTAAAACGCGCTGATGGGAGTAATATACATACATCCACATCAATTACAAATGGTGATGATTTGATGGTTCATTATATTAATGGTAATCCAACATACTTAATTGGCAAAGATGGAGATATACTTAACACTGCAAACGCAATAATATTTAATGGTAGTGGTGGTAAGTGGGATTATATAAATTACCAAAAGGATTTAGACCAGCTAACTATATTTACTAATGGTACTAATAACGTTAAAGCATATGATGGTAGTACTTTTAGAGATTTATTAAGCGGTGATTCTGGAGTATATGGAGGTAAAGCACCTAAAGGAAAGTATATTGAGTTGCACAAAGAGAGAGTTTGGATAAGTGGAGTTACAGAGAATCCGAACCGTTTATATTTCTCTGATGATTTTAATCCAGATGATTGGACATTTCCAACCGCTGAAAATGAGGCTAATGAATATGGTGGGTTTATAGATGTGCCTACATGGGATGGTGGTGTTATTGTTGGAATAAAGAATTTGTTTGACGACATGATGGTGTTTAAAACTCACAATGTATTTCGCATATTTGGCACATATCCAGGTAACTACACTACAACTCAAGTCTTTCAGACAACTAATGGTAGAATTGTTGAATCCTCTATTGCAACACGTGAGAATGTTGTTCTTTGGTTGACAACTGAAGGGGTTTACTCTTTTGGAGGAACTAATACAACACCGATTCACATGAAGATACAAAAAGAATTTGAACGCAT